ATATGACAAAAATATATGACAAAATATATGACAAAATATATGACAAAATATAAATTTGATAAAATAAATAGAAACTAATATACTTTATTAAATTACATTATTTTGACAAAATGATCCTCCCAATCCCAAAAAATTTCATTTCCAATTTGTATTTTATGGTTACTTGTAATTAAACAACTAAACCATTCTGTTTCAACATTAGATAATTCAGCTTTGGAATATTTTGAAACAGGAATAAATTTATTTGTATTTTTATCCAAAACTAAGTGTGACCCTGTAACATATATATGTTCTCCATTTACTCCTAAATCTCTAATTACATATAATTTAACTGGTTCTCTCTTGTTGTCAATTTTCATAACAGATTCAACAACAGACCCATCCTCTAAAACATCTCCTAAATTAATATCTTTTATAAATTTAATATCTCCATTTAAAAGTTTTATAGCAGTAGTAGGGTAAAAACATTTACCAAGTGCTCTTACAAGTTGTCCTGGTGGTCCATTCCACGTGCTTTTCATTGTAAGTATACTTCCATCAAGAACATACATAAGAGATGTCATAATACCTATAGTTTTTCCAATTAAATCTTTAATACCAATAGTAATTATTTGAAATTCTATAACTAAATTTAAAAATATTCCAAAAACAGATTGAATAATACTGGAAAAAAATGTTCTAATTTTATTAAACATTGCTCTTATGTTATTAATGTCATCCATAAAATTACCTAACATACTTCCAAGAGAGTTTGTAATAAAAGTAATGGGCTGTAACAAGTAACCCATAAAATTTGTTTGCATGGATTGAATACAATAGCTAAAATTTTCCTCCATATTATCTGCTAAAGGCATATACATTGGATTACATCTATATAAAGGCCAGTTTGCTTTAATTACAGCCAATTGACTATAATAAAATACACCAGCAATATATAATGCGAATGCTAGATTTATATATAAAAAATTAACCCAATTTTGTCCAGTTGGCATAACTTATATTATCAATATAAAATTATTAAATATTTTTAGTTTATATTTATTAAATTATTTTGAATATATATATATATATATATATATAAAATGCTTCGAAAGAGACTTCATTGCGAGTAATAAATAATATTGATTTTTATATTTGTAGTATTATAAAGTTGAAGTGTAACAATAAATAAAATGTATAAAACCAAAATTTTGAGAATATAACGAAATTATTCAAAGTCAGTGTTTTCTATTTTTACAGGAGCGCTTATTTTTATGAGAACGTCTAGTATATTTTTTTGTTCTTTTTCTTCCACCGCTCATACAACCCCAATTCCAATCAGGATTGCCACCTCTTTTTCTGCGCGTTCCGCCTGTTGTAGCCTGTTTATCATACACCGAATTAGCCGCAATTTGTGTAGCTGTTTGTGAATTGCCTTGAATTTGATCATTTGGATTTGTACCATTACCTCCTTGGGGTTGATAAAGCATTTGATATTGTGGAACTACAATAGTGTTGCCTCCTCTATATGATCGCCTTGCTTTGCTTTTTCTATATTTACCACCAGACATTAACTGATTTGCTTGTGCTTGTGCTTGCGATTTATTTACAGCCATTTGTCTAGCAGAATCAGATGGGTTTGAACCAATCATGGCTTTTTGTGTTGGATATGTCATTCCAGGAATTGAATTATTTGCTATAGGCATTTAATATATATAAATATTTTATTAGTTTAAAAATAAAATAGTTAATATCTTTTATAAGTACAATGGACGATAAACAAAGATTGCAATTGCAAAATATGATTAAAACTAATAATGTTAATGACCAAACAGAATTAATCCGAAATCTTAAACATAGTCAAATTTTACGCAACGATGTTAATAATTTAATTTTAATTAAAGCTAAATATAGAGGAGATGATGAAAAAATATATAATGAATGTATAAATGAATGTAGTTTTTTATTTACATATTATACTGATATTTTTAATAAAGTAAGAAAGGATGAGATTGATATTGGTATACTTAATAAATTTTTTGACGTATTAAGGCGCATTGAAGATGGCGATTTAGACCAACATGAAGGTTCATTTGCTGTTGGTACCCTTTTAAAAGAATTATATGTAGATAGCGCATTAAAGAAAGCAGAAAAATTAGATGCGAATGCTGAGAAAACTCCAGAACCTAAAAAAGCAGAAGTAAAAATATCATGGAACCAATTTAAGAAAATGAATTAATAAAAAATTGTATTTTTAAAATATAATAATACAATATGAAGACAAAAAAACATAAAATATCTAAAAATACAACTAGAAAAAATTTGTCTAGCTTACAACAACCGATTCGCTTAAAACCTTCTTTAAGAGTTTTAAAAACAGGTTATCCTTTATATGCGTCAAAAGCTTATGAAGGAACTACTATTTTAGAATATAATAAAAATGAAGAACTAAAACATCATGACAAATGTTTAATGCAAAATTCAAGTTGGTTTGGTGATTTAACTGTAGCAAAAAGTTATAAAACAAAAAATACTCATATTTATAGATGGAAGGCGAAAAAAATAACAAAATTATTAAATATAAATAGCATAAATGAGTCCTTTATAGACAGTATTTTTAAAAATTCAAAAACGAAATTAATACCAACTATACGTTTAACAAAAGAAAAATTAAATAAGGTAAAATATGAACATCCCTATTTACATATGACTCCAAATGAGAAGTCATTATATGAATTTAAATTTTGTTTTGGTTTTATAACAGTCGAAGAACAATACGAGTTTATGAAGTTAATAAAACACTTGATAGAAAACAATTTTATCGACATTAAAATGAGAGAAGGTGGAAGCATTTTACAAAAAATAAAATTGAAGACAGATTATTATAAAGTTGTCTCTCTATTAGGTAAAAAAGAAAAGTTTAATAGATTAAGTTTCTATGATTTTGACAAGCACGCAATTATGAATTTATGTAGGCTTTTGAATAATAAAACATATAATATATCAGGTGTATATCAAAAAAATGACACAAGTTTTTGGTTTCCGGATTTTATAGTATATAAAATGGATATCCAAGAATATATTTTATTTGACCCGCAAGATAATCTAGTATATGACAAGTTAATTGAATAAATTCAAATAGCATAAATACATCTCTATATGTAAATATATTTATGGTAAAAAAATATTCAACTACAACAACATTAATAATAGTAGAATCTCCGGCAAAATGTAAAAAAATTGAAGAATATCTGGGGCCTGGTTATAAATGTATTGCTTCTTATGGACACTTGCGCACCATATCATCATTAAAAGATATTGATATTGAAAACAATTTTAAACCAACATATACAATAATTGACAACACAATAAAAAAAAATCAACTCGAAATTTTAAGAAAGGAAATCAAAAATGCTAACGAAGTTATAATTTCTAGCGACTGTGATCGTGAAGGTGAAATGATTGGTTTTTCAATAATAGAATTATTTAAGTTGCCAATGGATACTAAGCGTATTACATTTAGTGAAATTACTGAAAAAGCTTTGAAAAACGCAATTCTGCATCCAAAAACAATCAACATGGACATAGTAAATGCGCAGAAAGCTCGTCAAATTCTAGACATCCTTGTTGGGTTTAAAGTGTCACCTATGTTATGGAAATTTATTTCTTCTCCAAAAGGAAAAGAAAATTCTCTCTCTGCTGGACGTTGTCAAACTCCCGCATTAAGATTATTGTATGATAATGATAAAGAAATAAAAGAAGCAGAAGAGAGAAAAGTTTATAATACAACGGGTTATTTTACAAATTCAAATATTGTATTTGAATTGAATAAACAGTATGAAACAGAAGATGATATGACAGATTTTTTAGATGGTACCGCAGATTTTCATCACATTTTTACTTGTTCACAGCCAGTAAAAGTTTTAAAGAAATCTCCGGAGCCATTTACGACATCAAGAATTCAACAAGTAGCTAGCAATGAACTTCATTATTCGCCAAAAGAGACGATGCGAATTTGCCAACTACTATATGAAGGAGGTTATATAACATATATGAGAACAGATTCGAAGACATATAGTGGCGATTTTATTGAAAGTGTAAAGAATTATATCACACGAAGTTACGCAGATGGAGAAAAATATATTGGAGAAAATATTGAGACCATGACTTCTAGTATTGTTAAAGAGGTCGTTAGCAAAAAGAAAACAAAAATAGATAAACCACAAACACAAGATGCTCATGAAGCAATAAGACCTACAAATATTACAGTATGCGAACTTCCTGAAACAATGGATAGTAAAGAGAAAAGAATGTATAAATTAATTTGGGAAAATACTCTTGAAAGCTGTATGGCACCAGCTTCATTTCATTCGGTTACCGCAAATATTACCGCATTTCAAAATAATAAATTTACTTTTACAAGCGAATTAATTGATTTTCCTGGATGGAAAATAGTAGCTAAAAAATATTCAACTGAAAATAAAGAATATCATTATTTACAAACAATTAAACAACACACTGTCATTTTATATAAAAAAATATGTTCACATGTTACAATAAAAGGAACGAAACAACATTATACGGAAGCTAGATTAGTGCAACTTTTAGAAGAAAAAGGTATTGGAAGGCCATCTACTTTTTCTTCACTTGTTGATAAAATTCAAGAACGTGGTTATGTTAAAAAAGAAGACATAAAGGGTAAAGAAATTTATTGTAAAGATTTTGGATTAGAAAATAATGAAATTTATGAAATAGAAACAAAGAGAGAATTTGGAAATGAAAAATCTAAACTTGTATTGCAACCACTTGGAAGAATTGTTATTGAATTTTTAGAAAAGTTTTTTAATGAATTATTCACTTATAATTATACAAGTCTTATGGAAGACGGATTAGATAAAATATCCAAGGGAGAGTTGTGTTGGGTTGAATTATGTAATAATTTCAATACACAAATTGATAGATTAGTTGCCGGACTGAAAGATGAAACTAAAATAGAAATTAAATTAGATCACAATAACACTTATATAATTGGTAAATATGGACCCGTCATTAAGTGTGTTGAGGAAATAGATGGAAAAGAAGAAATAAAATTCAAACCAATAAAAAAGGATGTAGATATTAAAATGTTTGAAAAGGGTGACTTAACAGTCGAAGATATGGTCGATACAAATAAAAATATTAAAACTCAGTTTATTTTAGGGCAACATAATGGTAAGGATGTAATATTAAGGAAGGGTAAATTTGGTCTTTATATAACCTGGGGAGAAAATTCCAAAACATTAAAAGAACTAGGAAATAGACCGATTGAAAATATAACATTAGATGAAGTTAAAAAATATTTAGAAGAAGGTAGTAGCTTAATTAGAGAGATAAATTATAATTTATCAATAAGAAAAGGACAAAAAGGAGACTATATATTTTATAAAACATCAAAAATGAAAAAGCCATTATTTTTTGATATCAAATCTTTTTTTATAGAAACCAAAGAAGACTATAAAATATGTGATATAACTATTTTAAAGTCATGGATAACTGGTAAGTATAATATTTAATTTTATTTAATTGCTGAAGGGTAATTTACTGTATTACTATTTCTTAATATTTGTGGAAGTTGTAATGCGAATTCTAGGACAAACGAATAATTAAATATACCAAAATTTACTAATTCTCCGTTATGATATCTAAATTTAATTCTAAGTCTTCTCATTCTCTCTGCTGGAGGATAATAAAATTTATATGGCAACGCATCTCTATCAAACCATTGTGATATAGGCGTTGTTGGTACGGATATTTTTGCGAAAGAAGAATTAACTACACCATTGGTTACATTACTTGTATATGTAGCCTTACTTAAATTATATGGCGATGTCTCATCTATACAATTATTTCCAGCAAGTTCCA